GTGGACGACGTCTGTACCGTGTGCCCGCGGACCGGCGCGGAGGGCGAGCAGTGCTACTTCGGCACCGTCTCCGAGAGCCAGTACCTGCCCGGCGGCAAGGTGAAGGACGTGCTGCCGTTCAAGAGCAAAATCCAGGGGGACGGGCCGTTGCAGAACGGGATCATCCTGGTCAACGGCGCGAAGACCGCCACGGGCAGCGGCACTATCTTCAACGCGGGCGCCATAACCGCGACACAAAAGCTCTACGCGGTCCTGCACGTCTACGGCATCTCCGGTACCGGAACCCCGACTATCACGGTCACGCTGCAGAGCGCCGCGCTCGTGGGCTTCGGCTCGCCCACTACCCGCGTCAGTTTCACGGCAGTAACGGCCGTCGGCGCACAGTTCGCGGTCCCCGTGCCCGGGCCCATCACCGACGCATTCTGGCGGATGATCTGGACCGTCAGCGGCACAAACCCATCGCTGTCCATCGTGGGCGGCATGGACATTTGGTAGAGGTAGAAAGGAGTCAGTATCGTGGCGAAAATTATATTGAAAAACGCATTCCTGCTGGTCAACGCGATGGACCTCAGCAACCACGTGCAGCAGATCACGCTCACCTACGCGGCTAAGGAAATCGAGCAGACGACCATGGCGGACGCGGCGGAGACCTACCTCCCGACTCTGCCCAACTGGATTGCCGATGTCATCCTCGCTCAGGATTGGGGCGCTGCTTCTGTGGACGCGACGCTGTTCCCACTCGTGGGAGCTGTGCAGTTCGCCGTCGAGATCCGGCCCGACGCGGGCGTGAGGAGCGCGACCAATCCCGGCTACACGGGCACCGCGATCCTGACCAGCTACCCGCCGTTGCAGAACAAGGTGGGCGACCTGGCGATCACGAACGTGAAGCTCCGTGGCAGCGGCGCACTTGTCAGGGCGGTTGCTTAGTTAGGACCTCCCCCCTTCCTGCTACTAAGTGGTAGAATAGGGCCACTACGGCAGGGAGGGGGAGAGAAGGAATGGGCTTTATCGGTAACTTGCTCTGGATCGTGATTGGTGGCGGCTTGTTCATCTTCGCTGAGTATCTGATAGCGGCGGTCATACTCGCGGTCACGGTAATTGGCTTGCCGTTCGCGGTGCAGTGCCTCAAGTTGGCGATGCTCGGGCTGGTACCGTTCGGCAAAGAGGTTAGCGGCAACGCGGGCGCGGTCTCGACGGTATTCAATCTCGTTTGGATGTTCACGGGCGGCTTGCTGATCGCGCTCTCGCACCTGGTGTTTGCCGCGATCTGCGCGGTGACTATCATTGGCCTACCATTCGCCAGGCAGCACATGAAACTGTGTGGCCTGGCACTGACGCCGTTCGGGCGGTCGATCAGCTAGCACCAATCCACACACAACCGAATAGCAACATGGGGGCGGGCTTCACGGCTCGCCCCTTTCGATTCCAGAGGAGGAACCCATGGCAGCAGAACGCCGCATGCCAGTGCGGACGGCGACGATAGTCCTCAACTCCGAATACGAGGGGTGGCAGGCAACCATGAGGACGAACCCACCCCTTCGCGTCTATGAGGAAATGCAGTCGGGCACGGTTGAGCGAGTCAAGGTGGCGCTGGCCGGCGTGATCGTCGACTGGAACTTTGTGGACGAGGCGGGCGAGGCGCTGCCCGCGTCAGCCGAGGGCGTCATGGCGTTGCCGGCCGACCTGCTCCAACAGCTCATCACCGCGTGGCAGGTGGCCGTCGCACAGCCCGCCCCTTTTGTGAACGGCAGCTAGCGCAGGCCATGGCCTCGCAGGATGGGGCGCTGCTGCCCTGGCTCTACGTCAAGGCGCGACTCTGCCAGATGTTCGGCTGCCTGCCATCGCAGCTCGAGCGTGAGGACGCCGACCAGATACTGCAGATGGCGCGACTGATACACATCGCCGACACCGGACTTCCCGGGGGAGATGACTAGATGGCCTCGACCGCAGAACTCAGCCTACTCATAACAGCCAAGGAAACGGCGAGCGCTGCCCTGGACAAGGTCACCGGCGGCATCAAGGGTGTCGATAGCTCTGCGCCGCCAGCGCTGGCTAAGATCAGGGACCTTGGGGGCGGGATTGCCGAGCTGGGCAAGGTCGCTGTCATCGGGGCCGCGGCTGGACTGGCGGCATTGGGGGCGGCCGCCGTTGCCAGTGTCGTCTCCGTCGAGGGGCTGGGAGAGTCAACCCTCAAGCTGATGAGGGAGACCGGCGACACAGCGGAGCAGGCGAGCGGGCTCCTGGCCGTATTCAGTAAGTACGGCATGTCCTCCGATGACGCTAGCAGGGCCCTGGGTGCATTCTCCAAGCACATCGGCGGCCTGCAGAGCGACGAGGACCTCCTGATGCCCACCTCCAAGTCCTTCAACCAGACCATGAAGGACCTGGGCATCAACTTCCAGGACGCCAGCGGCGCGGCGCTGCCGATGAACGATGTGCTGCTGAAGGTTGCCGACAAGTTCGCCGGGCTGGCGGACGGCGCGACGAAGACCGACCTCGCAATGACCATGTTCGGGAAGAGCGGCAAGGACATGATTCCCGTCCTGAACCTTGGTGCGCAGGGCATGCAGGACGCGATGGCGACCGCACAAAAGTACGGCCTCGTGCTGTCCGGCGATAACGTCGAGGCTATCCACAAATTCGGCCTGGCCCAGAAGGACCTAACCGCGGCGACCGGCGGCCTGGCGGTCCAACTCGGCTCGCAGTTGTTACCGGCGATCACGCCCATTATCACCGCATTCACGAAGGGGCTGCCGGCGGCGATAGAGATACTGAAGCCGGCATTTACCAGCGTCGGGGATATGCTGACCAAGCTCTCGAGCGGCGACTTCAAGGGCGCATTCACTGACATGCTGGCTACCGTGGTGACCGTGGGCGGGCAGCTCGCGACCAAGCTCATTGAGTGGGGGAAGACCCTCTGGAGTTGGGTGAAGCCGATGATCCCGCCCCTGCTGGTGGAGCTCGGCAAGCTCGGCGTGCAGCTTCTTAAGTGGATTGGCGACGAGATACCGCCGCTGTTGGCCCAGTTGGGAGAGTGGGGCGCTGAACTCTGGAAATGGGTTGAGCCCATGATCCCACCCCTGCTCGTGGAGGCGGGGAAGCTAGCGGACCAGTTGCTCGCGTGGATTGGTGCCGAGATCCCGCCGCTCCTGACGAAGCTGGGCGAATGGGGTCGGGAGTTCTGGGCATGGGTCGAACCGATGATACCGCCGCTGCTGGTGGAGGCGGGGAAGCTGGCCGCCAAGTTCCTCGATTGGATCACGGCGGAAGGCCCGCCCCTGGCAACGAAGTTCCTTACCGAGTGGTTGCCGGCGATCATCGAGTGGGTTGTCCAGGCGGCAATCGACATACTGCCAAAGCTGGTGGAGCTAGTCGCCGCAATCGGCGGCTGGATCATAGGGACGGGCGTGCCGAAGCTGCTTGAGTTCGCGCTCAAGATGGGCGAGGCGATTGTCACAGGGATGGTCCAGGGCCTGGGCGACCTGGCGGGCGCGCTTGGGAACGCCATAGGCAATGCCCTCAACTCGATCGACATCACCATCGGGATATTCCATATTCACGGCGGCTCGTTCGACGTGAACTGGCCGCACATCAGCGCACCGAACGTCAGCGGCGGTGGTGGAAGTGCCGCCGCCGCTCCCCCTCCCGGTGGGTACGGCAGACCAGGCATTGATAATGTTGTTCAAACCGGCGCTAACGCCGGCGGTACGAGCTTCTGGCGTGGTGGCCCGACGTGGGTGGGCGAGCAAGGCCCCGAGATCGTAAACCTGCCGCGCGGCTCCAGCGTGACCCCAAACAACGCGATTGGCGGGAGCGACCGCCCGATCAACATCACACTCCAGATCGATAGCCGCACCATCGCCCAGATCGTGACCACCGAGCAGGGCTACCTCCGGACGGTGGGCGCATGATCGGGATAACGTACGTCGCGGAGGTCGCCTGGACCACCAAGCTCACCGGCGTGTGGACCGTGGGCACCTCCAAGGTGGGCGGCACCGACGTTGTGTCCGGGTCGTTCGGCGATTACACCTACAACGACCTCAGTGCGGACCTGGAGCAGGCGACCATCTCCCGAGGCCGCGTGGACGACCTGAGCGCGATGGGGATGGGCGCGCTCAAGCTCGTTCTCAGGGACCTGACCGGCAAGTACAACCCGAAGAACACAGCAGGCCCGTTGTATGGCCTTCTGACTCCCTACCGGCCAATTCGACTCCGCGCCCTCTACGCCGGGACCTACTACCCGCTGTACTGGGGGTTTATCGAGACCATCGAGCACGACCCGGACCCGAACGTGAGACAGAGTTACATCACCGCCGTTGACCTGCTTGACCGACTCGCCGCCTGCTGCCCGATCATCGCGTCCACGGGTGCAATCACGACGGGGGCGGCCATCGGGCTGATCCTGGACGCTCGCGGCTGGACGCAACCATCCATGCGGCTCCTGGATGCGGGCCACGGCATCCCCGACTTCAGCGCGGACGGCACCAAGACCGGGCTGCAGCTGATCAGTGACCTGCTTCTGGCAGACCAGGGAACCTTCTATATTCGCGGGGATGGCGTCGCCCGGTACATGAGCGTATCCACCCGATACGCGCGACAGAGCGCCGTTGCATCGTTGACGGGGGCCATGGTGAGCGGTGCGCGGCCAGGGACCACCATCCGGAGAGTGCTGAATAGCCAGACCGTGACACGCATCGGCGGGGCTGCCCAGACAGTGACGGACGCGCCTAGCGTTGCCGCCTACGACGTCCGGCAGGGAAGCGCCATCACCTCGCCATACCTGCTCTCGGACTCCGTGGCGAATAACCTGGCGGCGTGGCTAGTCCTGACGCGGAAGGACCCGCGGCCGCCGGTGAGGCAGTTGCAACTACTCAACAAGGACGCTGCCAACGCCGTGCAGGTACTGGCTCGGGAAGTCGGCGACTATGTGACCGCCGTGGTGGACCGGGCAGGGAATACCGTCTCCGGCTGGATCGAGCAGGTGAACCACAGCATCGCGCCTGGCCCTATCCACAGCGTGAGTTACGTGATTGGTGAAAAGACGTCGACCATGTTCACCGTCGGGCAGAGCGTGGTCGGTGGCGGGGATAGGATCGGATATTAGGAGGCAACCAGCATGAGCGGAGTAACCACTACCTGGCATGACCCGACCGCGGCGATGGGGGCCGGCGGCCTGGACCTGGCAACGGGGGACACACCGCCTGAGTCCTACTTCGACGCGATCGCGTCCAACTTCAACAACATGGGCGGCGTGACCGGCGGCGCGGCGCTGGTTAAGATCGCCGAGGTGGTCCTGGCCGGTACCGCCGCGTCCATCACGTTTAGCACCATCCCGCAGACCTATCGACACCTCCGGCTAGTGCTGTTCGGGCGCTGCGACAATGCGGCAACATCAAAGATCGTGGCATTGCGGGTGAACGCCGATACGGGCAACAACTACGACTATCAGTACGTTCAGGGCAACGCGGCAACGCCAGGAGCAGCGGAAACGTTCGCGGCGGCTCTGATAACGCTCGCTGTACCTGCCGCCAGCGCGCCTGCCAACGTGTTCGGCCAGCTCGATATCCTGTTCGCTTTCTACGCCGGCGCCAACAACAAGACCGTGACGGCGACGCAGGCATGGAAGGGGGGCACGTCTACGGGGCAGTTGACGCTCGAGACTCTCGCCGGGTTCTGGCGCTCCAACGCGGCCATTACCTCGATCAGCCTGACGCCCTACAGTGGCGCTGACAACTTCGTGGCCGGGACAATCGCCAGTTTGTACGGCTGTCCTTAGGAGGAACTATGCAGAAGCTAGTGATTGATTGCTCCACTGGTGAGCAGACGATGGTGGACCTGACGCCGGAGGACGTGGCGCAGCAGGCGGTGGACACGGCGGCATGGGAAGCCGAGCAGGCCAAGCCGGTGCCACCGAGCCAGGCTGACCAGATAGCGGCGCTCCAGGCAGCCGTGCTTGACCTGGCGCTGGGGGTGTAGGCGATGTACACGATGATCGAGCAGATGTGGGTTCTCGGGAGGATCACGGCAGAGCAGATTGCGGCGCTGGTGGTTCGGGCGAGGCTCACCCAGGCAGAGGCGGACACGATCCTGGCGACGCCACAAGTATAGGAAGGAGACACGATGCTGACTGTAATGTTTATCTTGGTGCTGGTGGGTTTCTTTTGCACCATAGCAGCCGCGACCGTACCGGCGAGAGTGCCGCTTTGGATCCCGGTGCTGCTCGTGTACATAGTCCTGCTGTTGCAGGTGCTACCGATCAAGTAGGAGGGCTGATGGAGGCCGAAGCCGTCCCGGCGAAGGGGCTGGCGGGGGACCAAGCAGCAGGGATGGTGAGAACGTGGCACCGAACGAAGAACAGTCGCTTGCCCGAAGTCTGGGCCAACTGGAGGGCACAGTCGGCGGGCTGAAGGAGCAGGCCCAGACGCTGATAGCCAGTGTGGACGGTCAGCGAACCACCATTGAAGCCCTGTCTCGTGACATGGCAGATACGCGGGCTGCTCAGCTCGCACTTGCCACGGATGCCAAGACGGCCAGGGAGCTCCTTGCTGATGCGGCCAAGGAGGCCAAGAGTCTCGTTGTCCACGAGGCTAACGAACGCCGCGATCAACACCACTGGATCATTGAGCGGTCCCTCCAGGCGCTGCCGGTGATAATCGCGGCGGTAACGGCCGTCCTGGGTTACATGTTCGCGAAGGGCGGGCTGTGAGATGGTAGATATGAGTGGTACGGGATCGGAACCGCCAAAGGATTGGCGCCCTGTCCATGAACTCAAGCGGACACTCAATGAGAACGTCTTCTACCCCGAGCATCCGCCAAGACGAGCATCGCTGGAATTCGAGGCGACCCGCAAACGCCTGATCGTGGACATGGATACGCCATGCTGGATCTGCGGTATCCGGAGGTCCACTGGCGGGAAAATGGAGTTGCATCATGAGGTCGTGGAGTGGGCGCTTGAGAACGCGGTGGACCCCGCGAAGCTCGGGGTGGAGTTCCCGGACGTAACTGACGAGATCAGCCTACGGACCTTCATCGACAGCGGATTGAACGGGATGGTGTTGTGCGATCGGCATCACCGGCACATTGAAGAGGGCATCCACAGTCTCACTTACCCCATTTGGCGGGCTCAGAGGTACGTGAGGCAGGGATATGAGTTGACTGAGAAGGATCGGGCGAAGCCACAGTGAGGTGGGGCCATGGAGCACGATTGGGTGGGGCGCCAGGTCCACTTCGTTGACGATGACGGCGAGGTGGCTGGAACTCTTCTCGATTTCGACGGTGACATGGGCTGGATCACATGCGACCGTCCCATTGGGGCTCCTGCCGAATGGAACAAGTACATCATCGCGGACTATTCCCCCTGGCACGAACTGGGTACGTGGCACCTGGCGGATGAACCGGAAGTGAGTGAAGTCGAACTAACTTAGAGAAAGGAGGCATGAACCCATGACAATGACACCAACGGAGCAGGCCAAGCTGGATCAAGTCTTCCAACAGAACGCGAACCTGTACCAAGCGCTGAAGGCACTGCTGCAGAACAAGGTCGCCGATGCCGAGACGCAGGTCAAGGCCAACAACATGGCCGAAGCCGCGACCTGGCACCGAGCGGGAGACTCGATTTTCGAGTAGGGGGAGCACCGCCCCAGCCAAACGGGGTGCTATTCACGGACGTGCGGGCCATGCTCCCGCGCGCGGCGGCGAACGACCCGCCCAAGCGGAATCTGTCTGACATCGAGTTCCTGGTGATCCACTGGGACGGGACCGGCACAATCGACGCCAACTACGATCCGATTGCTCGGTACAAGTGGGAGGCGCAGTTCCACATAGACAAGAACTGGGATGATCCCCCGGCAGTCTCCCATGGTGGCGGGCTGATGTACGCCATCAAGATAGACCGCTGGGGGAGAAGCTACCTGTGCAGGAATGCTGAAGACGTGTTGTGGCACGCCACCAGGGCCAACATCCCGGGCTACGCGATCTGCCTGGATGCCACGGAGGATAGCCCACCGACACCGATGCAGTTCGCCACCCTGGCGCGGGTGATCCAGGCCAAGCGCACCGAGTTCAAGCTGGACTACAAGGCAGTCTGGGGTCACGGGGAGTTGACACAGTACGGCAACCAGACTGCATGTTGCGGTCCGACCGCCCTGGCATGGGTCCAAAACTACCGGGCAGGAAAGGGGTAGTGGGTCCCAATGCGACCCCGTAATGGGTCACTAAAGACCGTGCGTTGACAAAGGCACTACCGCACTGCGTATAGT